CCAGGACATTATGTCCTTCCAATGCATTAAGGAGTTTGCCAAGTTTATCGAGGCTAAAATGGGTTTTTACAGCTATATATGATTACATCCTCTTCAGGTATATCATATGATCATGATTGGGTCGCTGTAGATGATGCTTAAGTACGAATTGATTATGGATGGTATTCGCATATTTCCCATGATACTCTAGCATCAAGATTAAAAATTTCAAAGCAAAAATGTCCTTAATATTATTTCAATAGTGATAAATGTTCTATTCAAAGTAAATTCATATTGAAATAACTTGATTCCCGACCTACTACAGCATCTCTAGATTAGTTTAGAAGTTTATTTAAAGTCTAAGGGTAAAAAGATATTACTTTTGCATTATGGCGGACAGATATGTCTGAATGTTTAAGTTATGTTCTTCGCACCCATGATTTTAATGCTCCAGTTGTGATCGCACAGAATGATAATTTTGTTTCACGATTGTTTTTTACTCTATTCCAGTCTTTCTTTTTTTCAAAATTAACTACGCTAGGAGAAAATCAATTAAGTTCGTCAGTGGCATCTCTTCGATTATAAAAAGTTTGCGACCAATTTAATTAATCCGCTGTCCGTGAATAGGTCCGTCAAAATTACACCAAAGCTCAAAGATCGAAAAAATTTTATGGTGGTAAAATTGACTCAGAATGTTTCCTAAAAACAGGCCAATTTTTCAGCAAATAATAAATAAAGGTTTTGGCAGCTTAATAATTAAAATTTGTACCTAAATAAAAGAAGGTAAAAATTAAGCAAACCAAATATACTAATACAAGGACAAAACAAGTATCAAAATAGTATTATTATTAGAAACCTTTTTAACCTATGACCTAACTGTCTAAAAATTATAGCTAAACTTAGAAATAATTGAAATAAGCTAATTTGACAGTTTAACAGGTAGTTGATTGGCTGAGAAGATATACATAGAGCGGCTTAGTTTATGGTAAGGACAATACCATCACTAAAATGAGTTAAACTTTAATTACAGTCCCAACTGGACTAAAACTCATTAACGGAAAGCCATAATTCTAGTGGAATTCAAAGAGTATCAAAAATGCTCTATATGCTCTATATCACAGGCATCTTTCTCCATCTTTAACCCCTTAAAAAAGACATTTACAGAGATTTAAATAGATGGTTGAAAAAGTTTATGCTGTTCGTTTATAAAATTTTATGAAATAATTTGATAACAGCATATTCGATCCAATAAGTTTTGTCAGAAATAAGAGTGATTTTTCTTAGGCTAAGAGATAAAAATATTATAGGAGTATAGTAAGACATTTTTCAGGAGATAATAAAAGATATTTGGGTAGTTTCATTACAATGGTAAAGAGCGGATAAGTAGGATTTTTTGGACAAAATTCTTATTCTCTTAATGGAATACTTTACAAATAATCTACGAGACCAAGAAATATAATGGTACCTGAGTAAGTTTTATGTGGCCTTTTATCAGCAATTCAAGCCTAGATTTGGAAGCCTTTGAAGAGACGTTTTCCTTAATTTGTTCAAGCTTTCAC